TTCTTGTTCTATTAAAGCACTAACCTTACTACGAGCTACCTCTGCATCTGCTGCTTTTGAAGTAGCTAATTGTGCAGCAAAATCTGCACTACTTTTTAATTCTTCTTTAAATTGACCAATAGCAGGTAATGCTTGCTTTAATAAAGCAACACCTAAACCGGCCACAGCTGTGGCTAATAGTGTTGGGTTACTTGATAATAAATCTATGAAAGGACCTAAAGCTTTATTTACAAAGTCTAGCGTAACTTGAGCTAGATTTTTTAAAGAGGCCAATAGTTTATCGTATGGATTAGCACTTAATTCCGCTAGTGATTTAAATTTATCTTCGCCTTCTTTTAACACAGCATTAGCAAATGCTTGACGTTTTTCAAAGTCGGTTAATTGACTAGCAGTTTTTCCTACTTGTCTGGCGTACGCATCTACTGCGGGCTCGATTTTAGTAAAAATACCTAATTCGTCTAATAATTCAGGTTCTAATTTAGTAATACCGCGGCTAAGTCTGCTTATAGCATCTGGCATAGTAATGCCTAGCGCTAAACTTGCATTTTTAGCTACGCCTGCAAGTCGCTCAATATTTTTACTACTTAAACCAGCAGAACTAGACTGTGCTACAGCAGTCATTGCATCTTGTAGTGAAATTGCACCATCAGTAAGATCGACTACGCGTTTACTTAAAGAGCCAAGACTTTTACCACTATTAGCACCTAATTGATCTAAACTTTTGATCATATTAGTAGTATTCATAGCATTACTAAGCGCACTAAAAGCTGCACCAACAGCAAATACGTTAGCAGCATAAGTTGCATATAAGCGAACTAAACCCCCTAGACCTTGGGATTCTTTAGCAAAATCTCTGCTAGCTGCCCCAGTGCCTGTGCCACTAGCACGTAGTTTACCATAAGTACTACCACTCATTGCACTTTCTGATAAACTACGACTACCAGTAGTACCACCAGTATCTATACCTTGTTTTGCTTGACCTTGAGCATTTCTTAGTTTACCAATAAGTGTTTCAATCTTTGAAATTACTTTCTCTGTTGAACCACCGTCAGTAACTTCTACATTATAAGTAGTAGTATTTTGTGTAGCCATTATATCTCCTAACAGCAACTTTTATGTATTAAAACTTTAATACAGTTTTTACCTTAAACACGATTATAGCATAAGGGCACTACTTTGTCAACTATAATTTTTATGCACACAAAAAAACGCTCTACAACCAATTACTTAGCTGTAGAGCGTTTTTGTTCTATTCTATCTGCTACATTTTTTGACTTAATAGCATCAATTGTGTGTAAAATATCTAATACAAATAGTCTTTCACCTTGTTCTATTTCGTACAAGTCAAACAATTTAAATACAATTGAATAGTCTTTGCCTAAGTAGTTGCCATTCATAGTATCCCAAATATCCGTTAGTGTTCTGTGTATAACAAAACACTGTTGAATTAAGCTAGGTAACTCTGAATACTCAACAGGCATATTTTCTTCAATGGGTTCTTCGCCGAGCATTTCGCACATTTCAAGATAAGTTTCTAAGTCTACGCCAATATTACTATTTTGCATATACCTAGTAAGTATATCTTCAATTTGCTTTACTTGCTCGTAGAAAAGTTTCCCAAGTCTGTTACCTGCTCACTAATAAAACTATCAAAGTTTGTGGAGTTTTTCATCAGGTAAAGCGCATTTTCTTCATTGTACTCAAGTTGTACATCTGGATCTTGACCAGTTAAATCTACTGGCACAAGTTGTTCTAAATACTTAAGTTTTAAACCTGACCAACCTTTAATGCTAGCCTTAACATAAAGTTCTAGGAAAAGATCGTCATTAAGTTCTTCTACTGCTTGACGATTTTTAAAGGTAGTTTTTGTAGCTTTTTTGCGAATATTTTGTAGGGTTTCACGAGATAAAAATGCTAACTCAACTTTAAAGTCAGGCATTCCGGGATACTCTACAGTTACTGCTTTTGAGGGTACAAGTAAATTTTTAAGTGAAATTGTCATAAGTTTCTTTTTTAGTTATGGCTGGGCTATACAGCCCAGCCAGTGTTAGTTAACGATTAAGGTGCTACGTAAGTAATTGTAGCTTCATTAGCTTGTTCAATATCAAAACTAGTTCCGGTATAACCTTGTGCTGTAAAAGCAATTGTAGTTGAAACTACTTGATCTGTTGAAATTGTAGGAATTGCAAGCATAACTGCTGGCATATCTACATCTACTCTGGTTACAGCAGTGTTACTTCCACCAATACTTAGTGTCATTGAAAACGCAGGACTAACTGAAGTTTTGTCATCTAGCAATGATTTTAACAAGTCAGCTGTTTGATTACCACCAGTTCTTAGGTAGGCATTCATAGTTCCGCTAATAGCTCTAGTACCAGTAAAGTATGTAATTGGCTGATTAACTACGCCTAAGTTAGCTGGTGTTAAGTAGGTAACATTGTTTGCAAAAGTTAAACTACCACCAGTTAGTGCAACTGTATATGCTGTACCACCAGTACCAACACCTGTATCAAAACTTACTGTACTTAGTTTATTAGCTAAATAAGGTGCTGTAACATTTTTCCAGTTTGCACTACCAACTAAGCCGCCACTAGTACCAAAGGTAACAATTCCAGTAGTTGTATTTTGTGTTAAAGCTACAGGAGTAGTTAGCTGTCTAAGACTAGCGCCTTTGCCTGCCCAAGCAACACTTGCAATAGCATCAATACCAAAGTCAATAGTAGCTGTGTCCATTACACAGTTATCAATAACATAGGTAGTAGCACCTAATGCAATAATCATACCAAATTTTTGTAGTTGATGCTTGTTACTAGCACCTACACCAACACTTGCGCTAGTACTACCAGTATTCCAAGCACCTAGTGTACCGCTAGTTGTGCCAGGCGCAGCAATTGCGTTTGTTCCAAACATAGCATTCCACAGAAGGCCTTCTTCTGCAGTAATGTATCCTCCACTACCAGCAGTACCTGCTACTACACCAAGTCTATTTGGACGAATATAGGTACTAAAGCTAAAGTCTGTAGCATCTAGTCCTGTGTTAAAATTACGCTGACCACGATTAGGAGTTGCGCCGGCTTCGTTAAGTGTTACAGTTTCTGTTGTAGTATTTTGACTAAAACTAAAACCATCTTGTACTTGAATTTCCCAAGTATTGCCTGTGCCGTATGCTCCGCTTAAAAAGCCACTAGTACTTACAACACCATATGTATCCACATTAGTAGTAAAGAATACTCTACTGTCACGAATTAAATTAAATGCCATTTTATTTCCTTTTTGTTAATGCCGTTATGCATAAACTAGACATTTATCTGTTTTTAACACTTTGGCATGGTTGCTTACATTACCTGATATCGGACTTGTAAGTTGACTTCACCTACTGCATAAGGAGCTAGCAGCCCTTCATCAGTGGTAATCGACTGAATTAATATTTCAGTAGTGGAATAATTATTTGTTGTGTCATATACTACTTGACGATTATTATCAATACATAACTCTACATCTGCTAATAAATCTTCTAGTTGCTGGCTACTGTCTTCGCCATGGCAGTATACTTTTATGGCTACGCCTAAAAATCCCCAAGTAAAGTCACCCGGATGATATTCGCGCATTTCAGTACCTGGTGTTAAATATATACTAGGAAAGTCTTTTACTTCGTCCCAGAATCTTAATTTGGCATAAGCATTTTGAAATAGGTTAACTTTATAAGGTGCAGTACCATTAATAAGATTAAGCTTTTGAGTAATAGCTTTAATTATAGAAGTTCTACGACTCATACTAACACCGCCCTTAATCTATTTTGTACTTTGCTTTGTGCAATTTCCCTGATTGATTTGCTTATTAACAATTTAGGGTCTCTAGTTTTAGGATATTGTTGTTTGCCGCCATCACTAAATGTACCATAAGGATTACGCATATAACTATAAAATGCGGTAATCATTCCCTCACGACTTTGACTTATATTTTCAATTTTAACACTTTCAGCAAATCTACCAGTACGCAGGTTTAATATGTCTCTACGATTACCGGAGCCCATGTTTTCTTTTACGCGTTGCACTAATTGAGCGTCAAGTAGTCCCCTTAGTGCTGTAAGACTAAAAAATTCACCTTTTTTAGTTCTTAGTATATTGGGGTTTGATTTAACCTTAGGTAACTTTATTGCTAATTTTGGAATTTTTAAATCTATTGCAGAAGTTTCGTTATTACCTTTTACAGCTCTTTGTGCACCGTATTTTTTAGATTTAATTCCTTTTAGTGCATCGTTAATTGATTCATCCACATATTCTATAAAACTTTTTGAGTTATAAACATTAGGAAATAATTTTTGCAAATCTTCTTGCGTTAGAGTTTCTTGTAACACAGAATTTAAAGCTTGATTTAATTCTTTAGATAAACCCTGTGGATCTTTCATTAAAGAATCTAAATATTGAGTAAAATTACCTTGAATTTCTTTAGCAATAGTACCCTTTAATCTATTAAAAGCTGCAATTTCAAAGGTTACTCCAATTTTTTCAGGACTAGCTGTAATTTTTCTTTTTAAATTAACTGTAGTATCAACTTTTACTGATAAAATTTGTTGATTAAGAATTTCTCTGCCAAGATCACTAAATCCTTTTGATCCCTGATAACTAAATGCTTTTTTTACTACGTCTTTTATACCATCAAGAGTTGTAACATTAGAGCTACGTGCTATATTTTTAAATGATTGACTTTTTTTCAAAAACTTTAAAAGCTGGCTACGCGTTTGAACTTTATCTAGTTCTTCGAGAGTTTCAGTATAAGTAGCAATTAATGCTATAGTTTTTGATATGTCTTTTAAATCCTGATCTGTTAGTTGATCAATATTATTACGACGTAATGGTAAGTCTTGTTCAAACAACTCTGTTTGCGCTTTACCTTTGCTAGCAATTGTTAAATTAGACTGTACATGGCCTATATCAACACCAAGCTCTTTTAGTTCTGTAAAGTTACTTAAAAAGGTTTTCTTTACACTATCAGCAATTTTACTAAAAGTAACATCACTAATGCCTTTTTGAGCAATTGCTTCTAGGGCTTGTGCATACTTTTTATTAAACTGTATTTCCGCTTGAGCACTAATTGTGGAAATCTGATTTTTTATAGCAGCTAAATCTTCTTCTAAATAGTGTACTGCTTTTTTATTTAATTCATCTCTATAAGATTTATTACTTTGAATTGCGTCACGATATTTTTTAAAAAATACTTCTAAAACTGTACGTGCCATTATGTATAGTCCGTTCTATACTGGTCTAATACGCGACGAATATGTGCAGGTAGTTGACTACTAGTAATATATTCAATTTGAGTTTTATTGGTGCCTGGAGCACTATTGCTGTGCACACTCATATCGCTTTTGCGATAGTATGTTACTAAATCCATAATAGCTAAACCTAAATCTAGTGGAACATCATCCCAGCCACCAAAGTAAGTTAGCTTGTAACCATTTATATATTTGTCAAAACCTTTAGGCCATAAACTAACTATGCTATCACCATCTTTTACCCAGTCTACATACTGTGTAAGAGTTTTATAAGTTTTTCCAAAGTCTACGCTACTTTCAAATTTTGTAATACTTACTAAAGGAGTCTCTGTGGGTAGTATAGTATTAAACCCTCCAGAAAATATTTCTACTTTTTCTGTATCTGGTGCTGCAAAGTAGTCTACAAATGTTCTGCCGCAGTAATTCTTAACAAATTGACTTACACGAGGAATAAGATCAGTAATCTCTGTATCGTAATTTGTGCTTTTAATTCCGGCATAAGCTTTGTATTCTGTTATAGTAATTAGGTTATATGCCATATTATTCCCCTATGTCTTTTAAATAAACTCCTTAAAAGCTTATTTAAAAGACAGGGCTTTTCAGCCCTGTCAGTACTAATATTAAATTAGTGGATCAAGTGTACTTGAGTGATGTAGCACCAGTACCATAGTTTTGAGTAACTTGTACAAAACCAGTACGTAGGCTAGCAACCATTACACGACGTTGTGTTTCAACTAACTCTTGTGTATCAATACGTAAGCCGCGCTGATTACCAACTACGAAGTTACCTGGTGCAAAACAAACTGCAGCAATACTATTACTTGCTCCAGTACCAACAAACTCACCACTAACTAGTACTGGTGAATTACCAATTTGACCAATTTGACCAGTTAGTAATGTAGCCTGTGGACCAACTTGGTTCATAGTCTGGAATACTGAGTCCTCAAGTAGGTTATAGTATGTTGTGTTATCAACAACATAAACTACATCGGCTGGGTCAAGACCCCAAACTCCAAGACCTTTACGTAGTGAACGTAGGTTAGCAACAGTAATTAGTGCACCACTACTACTATTAGCAACTTGACCTACAGTACCAGCAAGTGTTGTTAGACCACTAACTGGATCACCAGCAGTACCAACACCTGTACCACGTAGGAATGCGCGGTCAACTGCACGAGCAACACGACGAACCATACCGTCACGAATTACAGGCATAATAGCAATAAGGCTATCTTCCTCTTCTTCGTAAGCTGTGTACTCATTAGTAGCAACTTTGTACGCGCTTAGTGTGACTTCTTTGATATAATGTACAACAGTATTACCAGCACTTGTTGAGTTACCAAAGTTACCATTGTCAATCCACTGTGCAACACCTGCTTCTGGATTAACTGGAATCTTCATTACGTTAGTTTGCATAGCAATCTGACGGAATAGTGGCGCAACTACTAGTCTACGACGAACCTCAGCTTCCATATTTAAGCTAACTTCTTGTTCCCACTGGCTAGTAGGTAGGTGCGGGCCTTGACCACTACCAGCATACTTTTGAACCATTTCTTTGCCAAACTTAGTACCATCAATTGTGGTATTAGCCATTTTAGCTAAAAGAACTGCCTTTTCTTTATCAGCATAAGACATTTCGCCGTTTTTAATATCAGCAAACTGCATACGTGATTTTTGAATAGCTTCTAGTTCAGCAGCTTTTTCTTTTAGTGTAGCTTCTAGACCCGCAATAGCTGACTTGTGTGACTGCTCTTGTTCAGCAACACGTTTTTCAACTTCAGCTAGTAGGCGCTCTGCACCTGTGTCAACTGTTTGCACTTGTGCAACAGCAGCTTTGATTTTTGCGTCAAGCTCAGCTTGAGCGCGGTCTTGTGCCGCGCGTTCTTGAGCAGCTTTAGTGGTTTCAGCAGCAATAGCTTTTGCTGTTTCAGTAGCAGCTTGACGAGCTGTGTCAGCTAGCAATTTTTCTAGTTCTTTAGAATCCATGTTCCATTCCTTTGTAGTGTCGCTATTTGCCGTGATACTGGAGTCTAGCCCTTTAGCTGGCGCCTGGGTAGTGGCAAATTGCAGTTTAAAAAATTTAAGTTCTTCGTCGCTGTTAAACGACTTAGATAAACTAAATATTGTGTTTTGGTTTGCAGGTACGGACACTACTGAAATTTCATGTAGTTCCAAGTCTTTAACAACAAACAGCTCTTGGGCTGCATTATATTCCGCATCAACGATACGAAAACCAATACTAAAAGCGGATAATACTCCGTCTTTAATTAGATTAAACACTTCGCCTGCAGCTGCAGAAATACGTGCTTTAATCCATAAACCTTTACTGTCTACTCTGTGATCTACCATACGGCCAATAGGCTCACTGTGATCATGGTAGGCTAAAATTACTGGATTTTTTAAGTAATTGTCTAGCCCTTGCTTCCACACTTGCGGTGGTACAATGTCACCCTGTCTATCTACATCTTGGGTACTTGCGTAGCCCTCGATCATGATACTGTCAATTGTCATGTCTTTGGTAGGCAGAGTACTTTTGGTAAAAACACTTGTTATATTAAGTAGCTTATTTTTATCTACCATAAGTTCTCCGTTTTATTCTTTTGGTACGCTTTGAGGCCTGCCGCCTTGTGCTGGATTTACAGCACTGCCTGCAATATTAGCAGGCACACGTAAGGTATCATTTCCATCAATTGGCGTGTATCGTAGTTCTACTCTAGCTTCATTTGGTGTAATAATTCCAGCATTTACTAATGTTTGATGATAGTTTGCAATATCTTTTAGCTCTGGCTGTAGCGCACTTACTGTACTAGTAATAGCTTCTATATCATAACCATAATAACGTTCAAGAGCACTAATAAACTTTCTTAGTACTGGCATTACTGTTTCTAAGTAGAACAGTCGCAGGTTAGGACTAATGTTAGCATTGTTTCCACCATCTAGTAAAATAGGCGGAACACCAATTACTTGCAGCAATAAATCATTGTGAGTTTTAACTGCATTGTCAAAGTCTAAGTCTTTGTAACTATTATTGCTTATTGAATGTGGCTTTAAGCCGCTGTCTAAAATAACTGGTCGTTTACCACCAGTTTTATTACTGTAACGTTGTAGCCAATATTGTACTGTTTTTTCTTTGGCAACTTGTGATAAAGTATTATCACTAGTAAGTACAAAGCCAAAGGTTGCACCGTTGTCAAAAAATTGTGTTTGAAACTTGTGCATAGAGTCCAACAAATCAATACTATGTTGTGCTGCCTCTAGTCTACTAGCTCCGCGATAAATGCTTTGTGAGCTTAAGTCGCGAAAATGAAATACGTCTTTTTCTTCAAAGTCAATATAACCGTTGTAGCGGTAACCTCGAATAAAAGTTTTAGTGTCTGTTAAAATTTCTGTGTACTGAGCTGGCAAGTGATACATAAATACACCATCAAAGTGTATAAATACATTGCCTTCTAAGATTAAATCTTGAAATATAGCTTGACGAAATTCTTGAACACTTTGATAAGGATTAGGTCTATAGTTAAGTAAATTTAATAACTGTTTTTGCCTAATACCGCTGACTACACCTTCAATTACTTTATCTTTTACATCGTAGTCTAGTGAACTTGCTGCACTAACTACCATGTTTACAGCTCTGTTAACTACTTCTAAATTTCTAAATGCTAGTTGATATGTAATCTTGCTGGTAGTAGGTATGTGAGTACCTTCAGCCTGTGCAATTCTTACTTGTGCAGGATTCAACTTTTCACGAATCCACTGCACACTATCTTTAATTAAACCCATGGTTTTTCCTAACAAAATTCGCTAAAGAAACTACCACGTGTTTGCTTAGTACTTGTACCGCCCAGTTTAACCTTGTCACGTTGAATCTCTATCCAACGCTGCTGTTTAGACTCACTGCCTGGTTGAGGAGTTTTACCGTAAACACCGTGAAGCGCTACATGATGTGGATTACATAGGGTGTAAACTTGCTCATATAACTCTACGCGATGGCTATCAATAAACTCGTCTCTAACCGCCAAGATGCCTTCATCAGTTGAAATATCATACTGCATTTTTTGTGCCCAGCGCTCTAGTAAGAGTGTTACGCTATGCAAGTGATGTAATTCTAGGTCGTTGCTGGTGTTGCAAATATAGCAATGATCTTGCTTTGTATAAGCAGACTTGGCTTTATCTCTAACGTGTTTAACGGGTATACGTTTATTTGTATTCTTTGCCATTTACTTTAGGCTAGCGCGTAACATCCAGCTGTGCTTACGATGTGCATCTTGACGATCTGCTAAGAAGTTTGACAGCCCATGATCACCAAAAGTTTCTGCTACTTCAAATAACTGCTGAAATTTCATAGCTAATGTGTCACTATCCATTAACAACTCTTGTACTTGAGCTTTCCAGTCACCAGGTTGGTTTTCGTCGCTGATATAGGTTAGTCGGCTAAAAGCACTTAAGCTGGCTGGTGTCACAATTTGCAGTGCACGTAGTTCTTCTGCATAAGTATCAATTGACTCTAACACTTCATTGTAGATACGTTCAAATAACAAGTGCATTTCGTAAAATAGCTGACCTTCTACATTCCAGTGAAAATTAGCCGCTTTTAAGTAAAAGCTAAATTCACTAGCAAACATGCGCTGTAGTTCTAGGTAGTATTGTGATTTTTCCATTGCCTGAGCTCAATAATTTTTTATAATATAGCTATTGTACACTCTAGGCACCAACAAGTCAACGTAAATTTTTTATCAGCTAAATAGTATAAGTATAAAGTGCATAACGAATAGCATCAGCCATGTGTGAGTACTTATCGTGTATGGGACGTTCACGTTGCAAACCTTCACGACTATCCCAGCGATACTGGTCCATTACGTCTAAGACATTTTGGCAATGCGGTGCAATTTTTAACTTGCCAGTCTCCACCAAAGTTTGTACATAAGCAATGCCGGGTAGCACGTCTTTTTTAGCTTTAGTACTACTAATGTTGTAGGTATAGGCAAGATCACCAGCAAACTGTGCTGCTGCTGAATCAATAAACACTACTTCAATTTGCCACTTGTCAATATACTCACGAAATGCTACAGCATGCTTGTCAGTAGTAGCTTCACTTTTTAAGTACTCATCTATGATATGAAATTGGTCACTATGAGGGTTATAACTAATAACCACGAAAGCAGTAGCATCACGATAGCCGGGATCGCAGCCAGCAATGTACTCACAGCCGTCTTGATGTTCATATTCACAAACCCCTAGTTGTCGATTAAAACTATAAATCTGACCCTCAAACACATTAAAACTAGCCAAGTACTCTTGCTCAAATTCAGCTTTTGACATAGATCGCTTGGCTTCTTGCACATCCGACTCAGCCATACGCGAATTTTCAGTATAGTCTGCGGTTATACTACACCACTCTGGGTAGTCGTCACTAAATCCACGCTGATAAAATTTACTAAACCAGTTTTGCTGACCGCGGGGAGTAGAGATAAAAATGGCTTTTGAATTAGGGCGGTCTAGTGTAGGGCGCAGCTGCACGTTAAATGCCGACTCGCCACCGTCGCCTAGCGCAGCTTCGTCAAAAAGGATAATTTGGTAACTGCGTCCTACTGTAGAGTCTACTGTGCTGAGGGAGCCCATGCGGATTGTGCTGCCATTCGACAATTCCACCACTTTGTCTTTTAGGTTATCGCGCTCCACCTCTAGGTCAAAATGACGTATAAATTTACGTTGCAGTTCAAATGAAATGCTTGACAGATTATAATTAGGCGAAATAATAAGCACGTTGCATTTGGGCACTAGGCTTACCAGTTGTGCAATAATATTAGCAATGTAGGTTTTGCCAAGTCGACGTGCAAGTGCAGCGCAAACAAATCTATACTTGGGGTTGTTAATGGCGTTGATTAAGGCAATTTGGGGCCTATTCATTGAGTCCCAAGCACCTAATAGCTTTAAGTAGTTTTCAATTGGTAATTTAATAAAACGGGATTCTAGTGCAAACTCTGTGATTTCATCACAGTCTACATCGTTTCTGGAAACTTTAAGCAAGTTTATCTCCTAAGAGCTTTGAAATAAGCGCTCCGTATTTGGTGCCGTCGCCGCCTTCGTTGATTTGCACGTTTACTTGCGATTTAGGTCCGCTGCGCTCACTACGCAGTTTTTCCAGCTGAATTTCTCGGTCTAGTAATTCCATTGACATTTTATGTGATAGTGCTAATAGCTCGGCAATGTCCTTATTGCTGCCAACGTCTGCTTCTTCCATTTCCTGAAACTTGCGTTTTAATACCGCGTCCATTGCCGACCGCATTTTAAAACGATTGTTAAAGCCTAAGTCAAAGAATACTTGATTAATGTAGGCTTTGACTTCACGACGTGCTAAAATTCCACTAACGCTTTCAATAGGCAGCGCTAAATTATCTGCAACCGCGCGTGCATCTTGGCACTGCAGGTAGCAATTTGCCACTTCCAGTGCTTCTGGTGATATTTCCAGTACCTCAGCGGGCGCACTGGTTGGTGTTAAGTTCATTACTTTTCTCGTTTATTGTACAAATCAAATAGTGTTTTTACTTTCTCTTCCAAAACACCTAGGCGCATGTCTGCTTTGGCAAAGCCTACCACTACCATAATAAAGGCTAAAAATACTGGCCAAGCTTTTAGCATTAATTCCATAATTTCCATAAATACCTCCAATTTCAGCAATTGTATCACGTTAAGCATAATGTTGTCTATAACAAAATTTTTTGCGGCTGTAAAAAATTTTCTTGAATTTTGTTGGTTTTAGTGATATAATATTATTTTTGGGAGAATTCAATGTGGCGGCTGTGGGCAAAAGCACTGGGTGATAAGTATGGTTTAACTGACAGTGAGGCTGATGTAGTTTGCTGGATTAGGACCGGGATTGTGTTGTCGTACTTGTTGACAAATTTAGTAATTGTGTGTGGGGTTGTGCATCATTGGTAGCTGGCACCGAAAGTTTTGTGAAGATTTTTTTAAAGTTGGCCGTATGGTAGGGCCCATATAGTTATAGTTATTAGAACGTCTAATAACCGCCCTAGTCATTTTAAATTCTATAATAGTTATAATTTCAATTCAATTATAAAATCTATAATAATTATAAAATCCCTGCGTCAATATGTCGCACCCTTTGGGCTTGCATTGTCTAATTGACTAGCCTATAATTACTACATCGAAACAGCACTCAAAGGGAGAGCAAAATGGCAGAAAAAGCCGTAAACTATAGCCCTGAGCAAACCGCTCAGATTATTGCCGATTATCAGTCGGGCGTTAGCGTTGAATCGTTGGCATTAGCAATGGGTAAATCCGTTCGCTCAATCGTTGCTAAACTGTCACGCGAGGGTGTGTATCAGAAAAAAGCATACAAGACTAAAACGGGTGAAGCCGTGGTCAAAAAGGATGCTCATGCTGATGCAATTGGCGCAATCTTGCGCTTGCCTGAGAATGACATCGAATCGCTCACTAAAGCTAACAAGAGCGCATTAAAAGCGATCTTTGAAGCATTGGCTAATTCTAAGCCAATCTAAGCTAACGTAGAATAGGATAACGAACCCATGAACGTCGCAACATTAAATGCCACAATTCAGGCTCAGGCGACTAAGATATGGGTTCGTTATACTAACATTTACACTAGGCTTGCGTTATTTCCAATGCCCGTTATTAAACTTAATAACAGATTGACTAAGACTGCGGGGCGTTGCTTTATGGAAGCTAACGTAATAGATCTTGGCACTAAATTCTTTAACAATAACTATGAGCGTATGATTGCTGAGATTATGGTGCATGAAATAGCGCATCAGGTTGACTATAACCTTAATGGTGTACCAGCAGGCAATCGTTGGCATGGTAAAACCTGGCAGGATATTATGCTAAACTATGGCGTAGAGCCTAACACTTATCACGACATGGAATTATAATGTTAGCATGGATTGGCACAATTGCCAGCATAGCAGGATCTTTTCTGGTTGCAATGGGCGTAATGAATTGGGGTTATATATGCTTTGCGACTGGATCAATATCTTGGCTAATAATTGCACTAATGCGACGCGATAAAGCATTGGGCACACTTATTGGGGCCTTTTTAATAGCTAATAAGATCGGCATTGATAATTATGTAATTTAAAACGACCGGGTGTTGCAAAAAAACAACACCGCTGGCGCCAAATTATAGCATATAATTTGGGTCCGTGTCAAGGGGGTGTGCAAAAATACCACACTAGGGGAAACCCTGCGTCAATGTGTCGCACCCTAGGCGCTTGCACTCTCTGAAAATTCGGGTATAATACTCTACATGGACACAACGCACAGCAACATGATGAAAACCAGCCGATCACACGACGCAGTTATTGCACTCCTGAAAAAACAATTGCAAACTGAAAGAAAAGAGATTGTTCGTAATAGTTTCTTTAAGATATTTAATAATATAAATAATAAGCTGAAACAACAATTGTGGATTGAGGCACAACTATAATGGAAACTGTAATTGTTTTAACTGCAATGTTTTATGGCAAGATTTGGTTTATTGAGCGGTACTTATGAAAACAAAATTACATTTAATGCTGGCAATGCAAAAAGCCAGTAAACCAGATCCGCGGGCACATAAGCCCCTATTTGTGAATAGCCCATTTAAGCCAAAGGTTATTCCAAATAAAAAACAAAGCAAATTGGCTAAACTGTTTAATAGTTGGGGTTTTGATGACTAAATTCAAATTGATTGAGGACGCGGCAAAATTCGAAACGTCGCAATTAACCCGCGATGAATTGATTTATTTTGTAGAATCTGTTAAAATGCACGAGATGATGGAATTGGATTATCAGGCGCTAGAAAAGCGGATTAACCGTACCGCTAAGCATTTGGTTGACGTTGCACAATTTTTTAACAAAGGAGAATGATTATGTTTATGGCTAAAAGCATTAATGACGAAACTATCACCTCAATGGGTAATTCAATTGAGGAAGTCTGGCAAGACTTGCAGTTTGGTTTTGAATTGAAAGACGATGATTTTGATGATTTGGAATGGTTTGAGATTGAGCCAATTACTGTTAAACGTAAATTGGAATTTGTTATTGAATAAATAACGAGCCATGGGTGTTGCAAAAAAGCAACACCCATGGCGCCAAAATTATAACATATAATTTTGGGCCGGGTCAAGCAAAATTTGAAAAATTTGTGTTGTATTTATACAACACTTGAGGCGCCAAAATTATACACTAGCCTGGCCCGTGTGTCAATAGGGGGTTTCCCCTAATGTTGTATTTTTACAAATTTGCGCACAACCCGATTTTTCGTGTATAATTCTTTACATGGACACAACGCAAGGCAACAAGATGATTAAGCGGATCGCAATTTATGACATGGATGGAACAATCGTTGATTCAAGCCACCGTTACCGAACTATTCTCACCGATCAAGGTGAGCGAATTGATATTGGCTACTGGCGAGATAATCAGCACTTGGCAATGTTGGATGGCTTATTGCCATTGGCTAATAAATTCTGGGATGACTTGGACGATCCAGAATGTTATACAATTATTGCGACTGCGCGTGTAATGAACGAACCCGACTGGGAATTTTTAAATACTAAATTGGGAATGCCTGATTATGTTATTTCGCGCACTCGTGACGATCAGCAATCAGGTTCCACGCTAAAGATTAACGGTTTGATTGAATGTTTCAAAACTGCTAATATTAACTTAGCAATGATTGACGACGCGGTATTCTATGAGGATAACGTCCAATATCTTAAAGCGGTATGCGATTATTTCAATATTCGCGGTGAATATATTCCAAGTAAACAAGGACATTAAAATGACTAATGGAAACGATCCGGATCGTATTGTTTTTTATGCGTTAATTGCCAGCACATTGGCAATTGCTTATCTTGTTGCTACGGGGGCAGTATAATGAAGGCATGGAATGAATTAACCCAATTGGAACAATTGGCTTGCACATATTGGGATGCATATAAAGATGCATACGGCATCCGGCCGCGTGGTATTGATACTAGCGCATGGACAATTGAGCAATTTGAATCTGAAATTGACGAATTGTTTATTATTGCCGATCGTGCTAATGCACAACGCATGGCCGAGGAAATTGCCGAATTTGATAATGTAAAGGCTCGCATTACTGCATTGCAAGAAATGCATGGTTTTGATTGGAACGAAGCCGTTAATTGGTTGCACGCTGAATATGAGACTCAGGGCGATATAGGTTATCTGGAATTCCAATTGGGGATTCCTTATGGTTCACTTACACTTTAGGATTGATCATGGATTTTTTAAATTATGACATTTTAGATTGTTGTGGTGCTTATGGCCGCAAGGCCAATTGGAACGATTGGGTTAATGGCCTAGACTTTAAAATTATTGACGGCCCATATTTTAGCATTAAAGATTGCAATAAGTTAAGCCAGGAATATGACGAATTGCATTTTCGCTCTGCAATGGGAATTGAATTCCGGGTGTATTTAAAATAAATAACGAAATGTGTTGCAAAAAAACAACACATGGCGCCAATTTTACCACGTAAAATTGGGCCGTGTCAAGAGAAATTTTGTAAATTTTTCGTGCTGTTGTATTTTTACAACAGCTGACGCGCCAAAATTTTACCACCGAAAAATTTTTTTGTCAATAGGGGAAAACCCCTATGTTGTATTTTCGCAAATTTGTAGGTCGGGCCGTTTTTTGTGGTATTATCTTAACTCGGCGTCGTGCCGTGGCTAACCCTTATCAATCGTGGCTAAAAAACAGTTTTTCGCAATTCTTGACACCGAAACCACTTGCAATGATACCGTTGCAGATTTTGCAATTGTTATTTGTGATCGTAATGGTCGCATTTACAATAAATGCGCGGTATTGGTTCGCAATCATTTTGATGCAATGGATCTT